TGCTTGGGGGGGCGCGGCTGCGCCAGCTCGCTGAACAGGTCCGGGTACGCGTCGCTGTTCAGCAGCTCGTGCGCGTCCGCGTCGAAGGTGGCCGGCGAGATGTCGTACGAGTGGCCGGTGTCCTTGTCGCGGACCCGCACCCAGCGAGGGGTCGGGGTGGGGTTGGCAGCCTTCGCCACGCAGGTCTCCTCAGGTCGGTGCCGGGCCGCTGAACGCGGCCCACTGGTCGGCGGCGAGGAACACGGGCGGGTCGACGTCCCGGTCCTCGTACAGCGGTGGTGAAGCGAGGTGCTGGACCCGAGCCATCGCCCTGCCTGCGACAGCGAGCCGGACGCCCGACAGGCGCTCCCGGACCCGCTCCTGCACGGCCCGGGCCTGCTCCGGTGACCCGCCGACCGACGAGGTCTGCCACCGGGCGTCCGCCTCAGGCTGGTCACCGCACGTCCTCGATCCCGTCAGCCTGGGGGCCGACGACCAGACGACGACGTACGGCAGCGGCGGCAGGTTCGGCACGTGGCTGTCGTAGACGTCCAAGACCGGGTCCGCGCGCAGCACCTCCAGCACGGCCTGCGCGTGGGCGCGGATCACGACAGCAGCCGCTCAGCGGCCTCGCCGACGAACCGGTCCAGCGCAGGCGCCTCGCGCTCGAGAGCGGCTGCGTGGTCCCACACCGGGGCGTTGTTGCGGGTGCCGAACGCCAGGATGTTGCCCAGGCCGCCCTGTGCGCCCTGCCGGTCCTTGTCCGGCCCGACCTCAGCCTCGACGACAGCGCCGGATGTCTCCACGTCGTAGGAGATCGACCGGGGGAAGTGCGGGGCGTGCACGGGGGCAGCAGCCTCGGCGTCGGCGGCCATGCCCTGCTTGACGTTCAGCGCACCGCGCGTCACGACCTGCCGGGTCGCGGGAACCACACCGAATGCGGCCGAGCGGAAGACGTCCTGCAGGTCGCCCAGGGCGCTGTCATCGACGCTCATCCGACCGTCTCCTCACAGAGCAGCCGGCGCGCGGTGAGGTGCGTCTTGTGCTCGAGGGCCCGGACGTGGAAGACCCGGCCGATCAGGTCGGGGTCCAGCGCGGACGCGGTCACCGTCACGACATCGTCGACCTGCAGGCCCAGCACCGTCATCGGGACGCTGATCGTCCGGGACTGCTCGTAGACCAGCCGATCGCCGGCCTGAGGCGTCGACTGCTGGATGTCCCGGCCACCACTCACCCGGCACTTGCCGACGTACAGGGTGGTCGTCGGGGTGGCGAGCTGGAGCGTCTGCTCGTTAAGCACAGGCGGTCCGGGCCGGACGATCGTGCAGGCGTCCTGCATCTGGACCTCGGCCAGCTCACGGCCAGCCAAGGTCGTCGCGATCGCGGTCACCGCCGGGCGTCCCAGGTCAGCGGCGGCTCAGGGACCGCTCGGATCGTGAAGGCGCCCCGGCGGGTAGTGATCGGGGACAGCAGGTCGAGTTCCTCGCCCGTCACGTACAGGGCGCCAGACGACGTCGTCGTGTCCCGCGTCCAGGACTCGGTGAAGTCGTCGATGGTCCGGGATCCCTGCCGCAGACCCTGCGGGTTGTCCAGCACACGCAGGACCATCGAGACCAGGACGCTGCGAACAACGACCGGGTCCACGAGACCCGCCAGCATCCGGGCGTCGAGGCCGGGCGACCTAGCCTGCAAGATCGCCCAAGCCTGCTCGAGGAGGGAGTACGCCGACAACTGCTCCGTGTCGGTGAGGGGGCGACGGTCGGACAGGTCCGCGGTGCTCGCCGGATTCGGCACGACGCCCCCTCCCCGCTACTTCTCGGGCTTGCTGTCCGACGTCGCCCACGCCCGCGGGTGAGTGATGAGCTTCGCGTCGGCTGCCGGCACGTTGTCGTCCGGCGTGTAGACGACGGTCGTCCCGTCCTCGCGGTGCACGTGGACCGTGGCGGCGAGCTTCTTCTCAGCCATCACGCCGCCACATCGGCGATGAACAGCCGACGCGGGTTCTCGAGGACCGGCATGCCGACCGCGTCCACGTAGGTGTACTGGCGGAACGGCGGGCCCTCTTTGATGACCGTGCCGACGATGCCAGGAGCCTCCGAGAAGCCGAGGTCGGACTGCGCGGCGTTGACGAGCTCCAGCGCGGTGGCGGTGACGCCCCACGCCGTGTAGCCCACGTTCTCGCCGAACAGGATGACCCGGTCGTCCGGGATGACCCGGGTGGTGACACCGTCCACGTCGACTGCGCTGTCGTAGACCAGCGAGACCGGCGGAAGCCCGAACGCCGCGAGCGTGGCGTCGAGGGTGGGACGGGTGACGAGACCGGGGCTGCCGGCCAGCGACGCTGCCAGGGATCGGATCTCCGCGTTCTGCAGCATGTAGTTCATCACCCGCGTGCTGGTGACCATGCCGACCGGGCGGGATCCGTTCGTCGCCACGTAGGTGTTCACCCACGAGGTGAGGTCGGCGATGACCGTCGCAGTGGCGACGGTCGACCACGGGGTGCCCGCGGTGACGATGTGCCCGCCGGGGACGCCGAAGTCGGCCTCCATCGTCAGGTTGCCCTCGCCGGCCAGCGTGAACTTGCCGTCGGTGAGGACGTCGCCCCGGGCCTGCTCCATCCGGGCCAGCACCTCGCGAGTGAGGTTCGTCGCGTCGTCGTAGATCGCGTCCACGATCGCCGAGGGGTTGGTCCCGCCGAGGCGGGCGAACTCCAGCTGCAGACGCTCCAGCTCGCCGACAGAGATCGAGGAGGAGAGCGGCGGCAGCTTGACCTGCTTGGTCATCGTGACGTCCCGCTCGGAGACGTGCAGGCGGGCGTCGAACGCGCGGAACCGCGCAGTGCGGTTGGTGCGGGTCAGCTCGGACAGGTCGATCGTGTTCCGGTTGACCATGCGGTTGGGCAGGAGCAGGTTGAGCACCTGGTCCGAGGGGCTCGGCACCTCACGGACGAACACCGTGAGGTCGTCGGGCGCGACAGGCCCGTCGAAGACGATGGCCATGATCAGGTCCCGTCGTTGGTGAAGTCGATGAGGGGCAGGGCAGCGACGCCACCAGCACCGAGCGAGCCGGTGCCCGAGGAGAACGGCAGCTTGCCGGTCTTCACGACGCCCATGCGGACGAGCGCACCGCCGACCTTGGTGGTCCCGTTCGGGAAACGCACCGAGGAGAACAGCAGCCCGGCGCAGGCGCCGGTCCCGCTGTACGGGCCGCCCGCCGGGCTGATCGCCGTCCCGGACGGCAGGTAGCCGTTCGGGTAGTGCGTGCCGGCGGTGAACAGCGCCGGTTCGAGGGTGATGCCGGGGTTCTCGCCGGGTCGGGTGCCGTGCTCGGAGAGCAGCCACGAGCGCTTCTCTACCTGGTACGACACCGTGCTGACGCTGATGTCCGTCATGCGGTGTTCCTTCCGGGATGTGCGGTCGGAAGGTCCGAACCGCGGGTGCTACTGCTTGGAGCCGAACCGCCGAGCGGCCTGCGCGCGGCCCTCGTCGCCTGGTGCCGCCTTGCCGCCACGCGGGCCCTGCGAGGGGTCCGGTCGCGGCGTCGGCGGGGTGCTACTCGCGACCGGGAAGTCGCGCTTGATCTCCTCGGCGTCTGCCTCGAGTTCGTCCTTGCTGCTGCCGACGAGCCGCTTCGCCTGCGCGGGGGTCAGTCCCTTGTCGAAGGCGACCTCGAGCCGCAGCGCACGTGCCTCGGCCTGATCGGCGCGGGCCTGCGCCTGCTGCTGTGCCTGTGCCGCCCGCTCCTGCTCGGACTTCTGCGAGTCCTCGATCGCCTGCAGGCGCTTCGCCGCGTCGGCGTTGGCCTTGGCCTCACGGCGCGCCTCGTCGCGCTCCGCCTTCATCCGGTCGATCGCCTTCTTGCCGGCGTCTCCCAGGTCGGGCGGGGTGGCGTCGTCCGTTGCAGCCGACGCCGGGGGGCTGGTGCTGTCTGGTGCGGTCATGCGTGCTCCCGTTGCGGGAAGTCCGGCCCGTTGCGGGCCGGGGGGTTCAGAGGTAGCCGTTCTCGCGGAGCAGCCGCCGGTACAGCACGGTGTCGTCGCCGGCCTGCAGAGCCACGCCCTGCGGACTCAGTCGCCTACGGGGGACCCGACGACCGGCGGCGCGTTCCTGGCGCCCGTAGGCGCTTCTACGGCCCGTGCCGGCCGTCGTGTACGGGTCGCCCGGGCGAGACATGCCCGCGCTCTTGCCGCGGACCCCGCCCTGCCAGCGGGAGTTCACGACCTGCGAAATGTCAGCACCGTCGCGGATCGCACGGGCGCCCTCCGGAGTGAACGCGGCGTTCTGCTGCTCATCGGTCATCTCGTAGAACAGGTCACGCGGGTCCTGTTCGGGCCCCGCGTCCTTCCCGGCCTGCGTCATGGGGCGGTGGCAGCACCGGCAGCCGGGGTGCCGCTCGAAGCCGTCCGACACCTTGTAGAACCGGCCGGCGAGGATCGCGCACCGAGAGCAGCACGGCGTGTTGACGTACCGCTCCCACCCGACGATCTGCGGCTCAAGGCGCATGGCGGCTTCCACGGCGCCCTTGCCAGCGTCGTGCACCTCGCTGCCGACCAGCCTGTCTAGGCGCTTGTGCGCGGACTCCAACGCCCGCGCTGGGGTCGCACCGCGGGCCAGACCGACGCGAGCTGAGATCGGGGTCGAGTCGACCGCCGTGCCGAGATTCAGTCCGTCTGCGGTCCAGCCGGCGAACGCGAGCGGCGAGACCACGTCCAGCGGGTCCGAGTCCAGGCCGTCCGCCGCAAGCACCCGGTCGATCAGCAGCGGAGCGCCGGACGCCGCCCGAGCCTGCCCCGCCGATGCGACCTGAACGACCGCTGGGCGGATCTTCTCCCATGAGCCCGCGATGTCATCGACGCTCATCCGCGTCCACAGGTCGTCGACCTGCTCGAGCGTCTGCGCCACGACCGCCTTCTGCGCCGCGTAGTGCGCCCGAGCGGTCCGGCGCACGTAGTCGACTGCCATCAGGGCGCCGGGGGCTCCACCGCGTCAGCGAGCGGCGGGAACAGGCTCTCCAGCGACCCGAGCTCTCGCTGCTCGCGGAACATCTGGCGCAGTTGCGCGCGACGCACCGGGCTGTAGCCGAGCTCCTCCCATGCCGCCTCGATAGGCAGCACCGGGTTGTCGCCCTGCGTCAGCTTGAGCATCGCGTCGGCGGACTGTGCACGGGTCGGGGTGGCGGGGTTCGCCCACACTGTCTCGAGGTTCTTGAGCTCCGGGTCCCAGTCGCCGGTCTTGAGTCGCATGACGATGCGCTGCGTCAGTTCCCACGACCCGGACTCAGCGAGGTTCTTGTCCTCACAGGTCTTGATGAGACGGGTCTCGTCGGCGACGATCGCGCCCTCGGCCGGCGGGTTTGCGGTGTTCTGACCGAAAAACCGCAGCGGCAGGCCGGACGAACCGGCGACGTGCCGCGCGTACATGTCGACCATCGTCTCGAAGTTCGCCAGGTCAGCTGCCGGGAACTGCCCGAACTTGGCCTCCGGGTTCTCCGTCGCCCACACCGCACCGAAGTACGTCTCCCAGGCGGTGAGCGGATTGCCATCAGCGTCCACGAAGTCCTTGAGCATCATGCCGGCAGCCCAACGCTGCGGCGTCGCCAGGACTTCGGTCGCGACCTGCGCGTTCGTCAGCGCCCGCGCAGCGGCGTCCGTGAGGGTAATGACGTCAACCAGCTCGGACACGCCGTCGCGGTTGCGGAGCCGCGGCCGGTTCACCAGCGGCACCACCGGCACCACGCCGAGGGCGTGCTCGTCTCGCCCGACAGTCCCGTCTTCGTCCTCGACCCAGCCGGATCTGCCACGGCCGCTGCGCTTGAGCCAGACGGTGCCGCCCTGGCGGTACAGCGTCGCGAACTCACGGCCCTCGATGTCCCGGTAACGCCGCAGCGCGTTCAACACCTTGCGGGTCCGCGGGTCGAGCTCCCAGGTGATCTCCTCGGGCGACTCGACGGTGACGAGCGGCGTGTCCTCGTCGTCCTCGTTGCTGCCGACGCAGATCGCCGAACGGCCGAGGACCAACTTGTCCAGCCGACCGAGCTTGCTCTCCTCGTCGAGGTCGTTCGCCTGCCAGATCCGCGAGAGCTCGGCGTCCACGTCACTGGCGCCCGGCATGCGGAAGCCCTGCAGCGTGCATCGAGCCGCGATCGTGTCCGCCACCGTCCGCGGCCAGTTCACGATCGTGACGAAGCGGCGAAGCTCAGGCGGTACAGCCAGGCCCAACTGCTCGAGGCGCCAGATGCCCTCGTAGTAGGCGTCGAGCCGCAACAGGTCGCCCTGTGCGCGGCGGAGCTTCAGGGACAGCCGGTTGACGACTTCGGTCTCGTCGTCGGAGAGCGCCACGCGGTGCCCTCCTACCTGAAGACGGTGACTCGACGGTCGACGGGCTTAGGCGCGTTCGTGGTGTAGCCGAACAGCGCCAGGGCCGCCGATGACAGCGGCGTGATGTCGACCTTGACGTCGCGCGGATGGAAAACGAACGCACCTTGCGACAACTCACGCTTGCGGGCACCAGCGAGCGCGCCGTTCAGGCGCGGGTCGTCCAGGTGCCGTAGCCCGTCCTGCGTCGCGGCGTCGTACAACATCCCGCAGGCTTGCGCGAACTCGGTGCCCGAGGTCTTCGTGACCGTCACCCCGGCGTCCTCAATGTCCGGGATGAGCGACGCAGCGGGCCCGCTACGCCCGACGACCGTGGCCACCGGGTTCCACTTGTCGGCGAGGTCGGCGAGACGCGCAGCTACCCAGTCGGTGCCCTTGCGTTGCTCCACGACCTCGATGTGCGGCAGGCCGTCGGGCCGTGCGCCCGCGATGGAGATGGAGGACGAAGATCGGTCGGGTGTCACCTCAAGCGCGAACGCGATGCGGCCCTCAGGGGCCGACTTGACATCGGCTAGCGCGGACCACTTCGCCACCGGGATCACCGTCGGGCCGGTCCGGTTCGACCAGATCGACAGGCGCTCGCGGGCGAACTGGTCCGAGCCGAGCGACGCCCGTTCTCGCTCGATCGTCTCCTCGGTGATGCGGATGCCGAGGGCCGGGTTGGCGATGGCCCACGACTCGCGGTCGTCGAGGTCGAAGTCCTCGTCAGACGGGGGCTCGGGGGGCGACCACTCCAGCCACGCCAGCGACCTGTCACCACCGAGCCGGCCGCGATCCCGCAGCGACTCCCAGTGCTCGGACTCGTTGCGCTCCTCGGGCACCGTGCCGGTGTAGATGATCTGCGGGTTCTTGCGGGCCGACAGCGTCGGGATCAGCGCGCCGACCGCCGAGACGGGCAGTTCCTGTGCCTCGTCCAGGATGATCCGATCAGCCGAGAAGCCGCGGCCCGACGAGCGGCTGCGGGCGACGAAGCGCAGACGAGCTCCAGACAGCAGCTCGACGCCCTCCTCACCGTGCGATGTGCGGATGTTGCGGACCAGCCGGCGCAGCTCGTCGTTGTTGTCCACGACGGCCTTCACCCGCAGGAACGCCTCCTGCGCCGTCTTAAACTCGTGGGCGCTGTGCAGGATCAGGCTCGCGCCGAACAGGAACAGGTCGGCGAGCTCGATGACCTCCAGGCCGCCGCCTTTGCCGTTCTGCCGGGCGACCAGCCACGCGGCCTCGAACGCAGCCCACTTGCCGTCAGGCCGGACCGCCAGGGTGTCCAGCAGAGCGATGCGCTGCCACGGGTCCGGGACGATTCCCACGGACTCGGCGAACTCGATGGCCTCGACACCGAGGCTCTCCGAGTACGGAGGACAGTTACGGACCCGCGGCTCGGCGACGCCTAGCAATGGCGGCGTCAGCAAGGCGGGCGACATTGCTCATCCCCTCGGCCGCTGGCATTTCGTCTATTTCCCGAATGGTGTCGCCGAGTTGTTTTGCAATAGCGGCGGTGTCCCGGGCGCTCGCTGAGAGCAGCCGGACGGCCAGCACGTCACGCATAGCGACCAGAGCCGCGCGCCTGTCGCCGCTCTGGACGGCATGAATCAGCACGTCGGAAGGCATTTCCGGTGCGCTCATTGTCTGCCTCCCATGTGGGCGTGGGCCGTAGGGAGAGAAGGGGCGCCTCCCCGGTGGTCCCCCGCCTTACCCCTTGAGGGGTGGGGGCCCGGGGGTGGTACTCAGGCCGCGTATGGATAGGATGCTTCGCCCTGGGCGGGGCGCAGTGCAAGGTGCCAATACCGGAGGTCCGTTGACTCCCAGTTAAGCCGCAGCATTGGCAATGC